GCCCGCTTGAGATCAGGGACATCAAGATCGGTGAAACGCCGATCGAGGACTTTGAAGAAGCGACGGTCCAGATCAAGAAGGCCTTCGTCGGCGACGAGGTCACGACGATCTACCCTAGGCAGGCGAGCGATCTGCCGCTGAGCATTCTGCTGAAGCGCGCCGATGGCTACCAGCAGCGCACGACAGAAACCGACATCAACACCATCCAAGTCGACCTGGTCTGGCAGAACGGCCTGCTGGTCATCATGTCGGACGGATCGCGCAAAGCGCGCACGTGCACGATCAAATGGCGATATCGAAAGGTTGGCGTCGTTCCGTGGACCAACGGCCCCGACCTCGACCTCACCATCGCCAGCGAGGAAACCGTTCGCCGCACGCTCACTGCGTCGGTGGCGATCGGCCAGTACGAGGTCGGCGTCTGGAAGGAAACCACCGAGATCAGCAACACCAACGCCGCAACGGTGTTTCAGGATGTCTACTGGACCGCGCTGCGTAGCAAGCGGACTGGCGAACCGGTTCCGTTCCCTGATCCCGTGGCTTTGATCGCAGTACGGATCAAGGCTACCAGCCAGTTGAATGGCACAGTCGACACGCTCAATTGCGTCGCCACCTCGCTCGTCACCGCCTACAACGGCTCCGTCTGGGAAACCAACCAGGAATCGCGCTGGCCGTCGGATCACTTCCGGCACGTCCTGAACGACTCGCCCGCGAACAAACGCCCCGTCCCGTTGAACCGCATCGACCTACCGGCACTCCAGTCCTGGCGGGCCTACTGCATTGCCAACGGTTTCCGATACGACAAGCTGATCACGTCCCGCGTCAGCGTCTATGACCAACTGCTGGAGATATGCGCTGCCGGCCGCGCCATGCCGGTGTTCAAGGATGGCAAATGGTCGGTCGTCTGGGACGAGCAGACGTCAAACATCGTGCAAATGTTCACCCCGCGAAACAGTTGGGGTTTTGAAGTCCAGCAGGAGTATCGGGACGTCCCGCACGCGCTTCGCATTCCCTTCGTGAACGCGAAGAAGGGCTACATGGAAGACGAGCGCATCGTCTACCGGCCCGGCTACACCGCGGCCAACGCTACCGTCTTTGAGCAGATGGAGTTTCCCGGCGTCACCGACACCGACGCTATCTGGAAGCACGCCCGGTTCCACCTCGCCCAGATGCTGCTGAGGCCCGCCGTCTTTACGCTCTATGTCGACTTCGAAGGCTTGCCGCTTACCCGCAACGATCGTGTCCGGGTCGCTCATGACACGATGCTGATAGGCCTTGGCTCAGGCCGGGTGACCGCGGTCGACAATGTCGGCGCGCAGAGTGTCACCGTCGACGAGGTTCTGACGCTCGATGCCAGCCGGACCTATATGTTTCGGTTTCGTATGAACAATGGGACGTTCCTTTCGAGATCGGTGACGCCTGGCACGGGCGGCGAGCTTAAGGTCATTCCGCTGGTCGGCACGTCGACCCTGCCGTCGGTCGGCGTCCTGTTCACCTTCGGCGAGTCCGAGATGGACAGCGCGATCTACCGGGTCCTGTCGATCGAGCCGCAAAACGAGTTTGTCCACCGCCTGCAACTGGTCGACGACGCGCCGGAAATATACGACGCTGACACCGGGTCGATCCCGGACTACGACGCAGGCATCACCGATCCGGTCGATCCGTTCAAGGTCACGCCGAATGACCTGATCGTCAATGTGACGGCCGACCTGAACAGCGGCCTCGTCAATGCGAAGCTCAAGCTGAGCTGGACGCTCACGCGCATCGGCACGGTGCGCACCATCCAGATCGAATACCGGGCCAGCGGCGACGACGACTGGACGCGCAGGCCAGCAGTGACAGCCGAGACGTCATTCGCAGAGATACCGGGTGTGAAGCCGGCGATCTACAGCGTGCGCATCCGCTCGATCTTCAACGACGGCAATTTTTCGCAATGGGTGACGGTCACGAACATCAATGCCCTGTTTCTGCTCAATCCGCCGGCGAACGTGAGCAGTTTCCGCACGGCTGTCTCAGGTGCTCAAATTCTGTTCAGTTGGCAGGCTATCAACGACGTGCGGCCGGTGCAGTACGAAATTCGCTACCGGGCAGACTTGTCCGGTGTGTCCTGGGCGTCGGCCACGCCGATCGCAACCGGGCTCACCGGTAACAGCTTCGTCGCGCCCTACCGGAAGGGCACCTATCTGATCAAGGCCATGGTGCTAGGCACGCTCTACAGCGACGAGGCAGCGTCCATTGTCCAGACCGCCGAGCCGCTACAAGAGATCAACGTCGTCGAGATCGTCACCGCCCAGCCGGACTTTGCCGGCGTCTATGACGGAACCTATTTCGACGACACGCTGAACGCCGTCGTCCTGGCCGACGACACCCAGTTCTTCACGGGCGGGCAGTTCTTCACCGGGAGCGCATTCTTCACCGGCGGCCTGACACGCCGGCCAAGTGGCACCTTTCAACTCGGGCAAACGCTCGATCTGGGCGAAGTCACCACCGCCATGGTGACGGCGACGATCGTGGCGGGCGGCTTCAAATATGGGACGAGGTATTTCACCGGCGGGCTGTTCTTCACGGGCAGCCGGTTCTTTGGCGCTGATCCGAACCTGTGGCGCGTCACGGCTGAGATGCGCACGACAGACGACGATCCGGGCGGTGCCCCCGACTGGACCGACTGGGAACCGCTTGTGATCGGCCAATACACGCTGAGGGCGGCACAGTTCAGGGTCCTGCTGGAAAGCCTGAGCCCGCCGATCACGCCCTTCCTTTCGGGCGCTGAGTTCCTCGTCGACATGCCGGACCGCATCCTGGCAGCCGACGACGTGCCATCCGGGGCCGGTGTGCTGATCTCTTTCGATCCGCCGTTCCGCGTGCTCAAGGCGCTGAACATAACCGGCCAGTCGCTGGAAACCGGCGACTATCACAAGATCACCGGCAAGTCGGAAACCGGCGCGACGGTGACCTTCTACGACAGCGCCAACACGCCGAAGAGCATCAGCTTTGACTGGCAGGCGATCGGCTACGGCTCTGTTCTGAACTGATCATCATTGACACTGAGAGGATAAACGAATGTCGCAGGCATCAACCTGGGGCGTGCCCCGCAACGCGTCCGAGCAGGACGCCTCAGAGGAACAGTTCGCCGTCCGAGCGGACGAAAGCCTCGACGCGCTGCTGTCGTCGCACAAGGGCAATTCCGCGCCCTCCTATGCCCAGGCAGGCACGCAGTGGATCGATGACACGGGGACGCCCTGGATCGTCAAGATGTACGACGGCGCCGACTGGATCGTGACCGGCTGGCTGAACGCGACGACAAACCAGTTCACCCCGGCCGGGGCGGCGCTCAAGGGACAGATCGCGGGCCTCACGATCTCGAACAATTCGACAGACGCGACCAACGATATCGACATCGCGGCCGGCGAGTGCGCCAGCGAGGCGACGATCCCGCTGCTGATGTCCTATGCCGGCTCGACCGGCATTCAACTGGACGTCGCCTATGGCACAGGCAGCGGCGGCCGGTTCGATAGCGCGATCTCGAACGGCGCGTGGCATGTGTTCATCATTTCGAATGGCACGACCGTCGGCCGTGGCCTTTCCAAGTCCCTGAACCCGACAGGCGAACCGAACTATCCGGCTGGCTATTCGCACTACCGGCGCATCGGCTCGGTCATTCGTGCCAGTTCTGCCCTTATCGGCTTCACGCAGGTTGGCGATGACTTCCTGCTGAACGTCCCGGTGCTCGATGCGAATGCCGTCTCCGGTCCAGGCACAGCAGCGGTTCTGCTGGCGCTCACCGTGCCCTTTGGCATCAAGGTCATTGCAAATGTGACGGTGAGCTATGTCGACACGTCGCCAGTCGGCGGCACGGCAGTTCTCGTCACGTCACCGGATCAGACAAACACCGCGCCCGACTTCGCCTCTCGTCTCGGCAATGTGTGGGGCTCGGCGGCGGCCGGCGACGGATCGAACGATCTCCAGGTGCGCACCAACACCTCGCAGCAAATTCGCTACCGGTTCAGCCAGTCGACCGCCGATCATTTCCTCTACGTCCTGACAAACGGCTGGACTGACACCCGAGGGAGGTGACGATGCCTTACGTTAGCCGCGACGCGCAGGGCAACATCACGGGCGTCTACGCGCAGCCCCAGCCCGGCTATGCGGAAGAGTATGTCGAGGACGCGACAGCGCCCGAGCCGGCGCCGCTGCCTGAACCTCAGCTCTACGCGGTGGCGTTGCTGGCCGTGGCAGACGGCGAGATCACCGGCATAGACGTGGCCTCGAAATTCTCGGCCGCCATGTGGCTCGACGTCGGCATCTACTACATCTTTTTCGCCGAGACGCAGCCCGACACGTCCTATCTCGCCAAGGCCTACGACGCTGCCGGCGGCTTCAATATCGCTGTCACCGAACGCGGGACCGACTACCTGGCGCTGGCCGCTTCCGATGCCAACGGACAGCCTGCCGATCCGTCTGAAATTTCCATCGAGATCATCAGGACGCTCTAACCATGCCCGGAGAAACCACCATGCCCAAGCTCATCTGCGAGAAGACCATCGCCGGCGTGACAGCCGTGCGTGTGCTCACCACCGTGTCAGGCCCGCAGGGCGCGATCATCAAGCAGATCGTCGGGCCCGGGAACCCCTACTGGATATTCGCCTCGATCCCGTCGGGCGTCGTCATCGGTGCGGACTTCACCAATGCGCCGATCGCCAGCGCGAACATCGCGGAGAACAACGCCGCGGCGGAACCACTGCTCGCCGATCCGCCGTCGGTCGATCCGTCGGCCGTGCTGATCTACCAGCAGTAACCAGCCTCACCGTCACCCGCACTGAACAGCCGTCCGGCACTGCGCCGGCGGAAAGGAACCCCTATGGCCTGGCGCAACGCAAAGGCGACGATGAAGCTCCGCGATCAGTTGAACGCGAAGTTTCCGAACCGCTCGAAAAAGTCTGACGGCACGATCGGCGACGAGAAGCATCAGTCCCGCTCGTCCGATCACAACCCATGGGTGGTCGACGGCAAACAGCGTGTCGTCACCGCTCTCGACATCACGAATGACCCGGACCATGGGCTGTCGAGCCGGGCCGTCGCCGAGGCGCTGATCGCTTCGAAAGACTCCCGCATCAAATACATCATCTCGGATGGGCAGATCGCCAGCGGCAGCGGCCAGGACAAGCCGGCATGGAAGTGGCGCAAGTATTCAGGCGCGAACGGCCATTTCCATCACTTCCACATTTCTGTGAAGTCGGACAAAGCGAGCTATGACAGCGAGCAGCCGTGGAACCTGAATGGCATGCCAGCGGTCGACGAAGCGAAAGTCTCAGCGCCGCCGAAAGACCCCGGTCGGCCGCTGCTCGTCATCGGCAACAAGGGGCTGGCGGTTCGCGAGCTGCAACGCCTGCTCAATAAGCATGGCGCGAAACTCGATGTCGACGACTGGTTCGGCGACAAGACGCTCAAGGCCGTGAAGGCCTTCCAGAAAGCCAAGAGCCTCGCCGCAGACGGCAAGGCAGGCGACGCCACCTGGGACGCGCTGCTGGCCGCGTAGGCCCCTTCCTGAACCCTTTCCATCAACAAGGAACGATCATCATGCGCATGCTGCTTATGGCAGTGGCGGTGAGCTTTGGGCTCGCCGGCTGCACAACGTCGTCTGGCATCGACGGCAACAAGCTGGCCGACATCTGCCGCCGGGCATCGGCTGCAATGACGGCCTTCAATCTGGCTTCGCTCTTCCTCGACATTTCCCCGGCGATCAAGACGCGCGCCACGCAAGCGTGGGCCGTGCTGGAGCCGTTTTGCGAGGATCCCCAGCAGTCGACGACACCGGCGATGCTGCGCAAGGCAGGGACAGCGCTGGACCGTCTGGAGGCCGCACGGGAAGCGGCGAAGTAGTCCCCTCACCCCAAAACACAAGGAACAGCTCCCCATGCTGGAAAAACTACTGTCCCCTCTCACCACGGCCAAAGCGAGCGGCGTACTGCTGCGCGACCTCACGGTCATCGTCGGGTCGATCCTCACGATCGCCGGCATCCTTGGCTATCTCTCTCCCGAGCAGATCGAAGCGATCAAGCAACAGATCAACACGATCTCTCAGAACTTGCCGCTCGTTCTCACTGCCCTGGGCGCGATGATGGCCGCGGGCATGTCGATCTATCGGACGCTGTTCAAGTCGACGTCCGACAAAGCTGCAGAGGCTGCAAAGCAGATCGACAAGAAACTGCCGGCCGACGCACCGGTGAAGATCGAGACGCCCGGCAAGCAGCCGGACATCGTCGTCCAGCCGAAAAAGAAGTGAGACCAACAGCGCACCGCGCACGTTTAGAGGCGCGGGCGCTCACACTTGCATGGAGGGGTCCATTCGCAAGCGCAGAGCATCGGTAAAGGCGGGCCCAATGGCGGAAAAACCCATGAACGGAAACGACGCAGAGCGCATCGGAATCCAGTCGCAGCGCATCACCAATCTCGAGACTGTGTTCAGCGACTTCCGTCGGGAGTCGTCGCACCAGATCGGCGAGATGAAAACCGCGATCGGCACGCTGACGTCCAAGATGGACGAGCGGTTCAGCGCGCTGACAACCAGCCTCGCCGAACGCAACCGGCCGCAATACCAGGCCCTTGCCTTTGCCCTGTCTGTCGTGATCGCAGTTGGCGCCCTCGCCTACTGGCCGATCAGAGAAAACGCCGCCGACATGAAGGGCGATATCGCGATGCTTGCCGCCGAAACACGTCGGTCATTCGACCTCGTCGGCGAGCGCTTCGTGACGCAGAAGGAAATGGAATGGCGCACGGCGCGCGGCGCTGAGGATCGGGCACGGCAGGAAGCCGGGCTTGCCGATCTGCGTGCGAACTCGGTGACACGGGCTGAGTACGGTGAACGGAATCGGGCACGCGATCAGGAAGTCGCCGATCTCAACCGCCGCTTTGACGAGCTGCGCGCAGACGTTGGCGCAGTGTACGGAACCCGCGACGTCATCGTCGACATGAAGAAAGAGATCGACAACCTGAGGGCGCGTCTGAACGACAGGTTCCGAGCTGCCTCACCATAGTTGCCCGCCGGCTATCCTCCCCCGGCTGGTAAAGGGTCCCGTTTCAGTCTGCCGTGAGCTGGAGCGGGACCTTTACGCATTTTCAGGACTTGCGGAAGCTGGCCGATACCGCGGCCGCCTCTGACTTCGGCACGAGCACATAGCCCCTCGATGCCATGCAGCCTTTCAGGACTTCAATCAGCGCCCTCGTCTGGTTGTCCTGGACGGCCTGGGCGGCAATGGCACCCATGAGCCCGTCCCAGTAGACGATCGGCGCACCGACAGCGGCCTTGCTGACTTCACCCATGCATATCTGCCGGTCGATCTCGAACTGCTGAGCGTATTGCGGGCCGTCTGCCGAGCGCTTTCCATCGGTGCGGACGAAGATCATGTCCCGCGACATCTGCGTCGCCGGTGACTGGCAAGCGGCAAGTAAAGCGGCGGCGAGAATCAGTATTTTCCTGCTCATTGAAGCCCTTCCTCCCGTCGGGAAGCGGCATTCGTAGCACAAGCGGTTCTGGCCCGAATAGAGCGCTGAACATGCGCAAGGTCCGCCCCGAGGGGCGTTCTTGCAAAATTAACCGAACAGAGGCAGCATGTCCGTGGGTGTGGAAACCCGGACTAGGACTAACCGCGACATCATTCCCTGCAAGGAATGGCCCCGTTTCGCCTGCAAGCGACTGGGGCGGCGGTGACATGAAAGGCGAAACACGTTTCGCTTTTCGACGGACGCGCTTGGCGGCGCGGCTCCGACCGGCCTCTTATGGCCGGGGGCGGGCGTGCTGTCCAGAGGGGAAACCCTTAAAAGCGTTCGACCTGTCGTCCTGGCAGGTTTCCACCCCCCGGCTATCGGTCTGTCACCGATGACAGGCAAATCCTGCCCATGGGCAGCTTTTGCCGCCGGCTGTGGAAGGCCGGTTCCGAACCAGGACAAATGAAATGACCCTCAATGTAACCCGAAGGGCAGCGTTACGAGCGCTGGCCTATGTTTCTGCCGTCACCGGCACCACCACCGCCGCACTCACCATTCCCGGCGAGACAGCAGCACCAGAGTTGCCAGTCGATAAGAGCGGCGCGGCGCAGGAGCGCTACGACATCGCAAAACGCGAGTTTATCGCGGCCGCGAAAGCTCTGCACCCCGACGTACCCGATTGGCGGATAATGGACGATCCGTGCGAAAATGCTGGCTCTCTCGCCATGGTGTTCCAGGTTGTCGGCCATCATCGCCCGAAGGCGGTGCGGTCATGATGAACATCACGACGCACGACGGCAGCGGCCGTTTCCGCAGGAGCATCGAAGCCGAGATCGACCGGCTGATCGGCATCCTTGACGAGATCGATGACGACGTCGACTTGGAGAACACCGGCGACGAGGAAGGCGATCACTCATGGCCGGAAAGCTCCCCTTCCCGGCTCGGCGCCAGCAGCCCATTCGAGGACGACGAGGACGGCGCGGACGACGAACCATGGCTCGGCGCACCCGAGCGTCACCTGACATCGTACGAAAGTCCCTGGGGGCGCTCGGGTATACTCCAGCATCATTCTGGCGGTGGGCAAGAACGATGGGCCAACGGCGGCAAGGATGACCGCGAGCAGGAGTGCGAAGACGA